CCTAAATGTGGACGCTTGTCGAACATATTATCCTTCGCTCCTGGGGTTTTACGATTGTTATAATGCAGAAAAACTTGTACGCATTCTTTGCCTTTGAATTTTTCTCTCCAATGTTCTAGCTCACAGCCAGAATAAACCAGCATATCTCCTGGTTTTAAATCTACTCTAATACCTTTTTTACCTATTTCTCCAGATGGTTCTAAATATATTGGCCAGTCATCGCCACCAAGATTCATAGTCGTAGATATCTCACAACTAAATCTATCTTTATGTCTTTTAAGTTCATCACCTTTTTTATATATTCTTGCATAAGTGTAAGCTGGATATAATTTTAATCCTGTTGCTTTTTCCATATCTGGTTGACATTTAAGTAATAAAGTCTCCATAGCTATATTACCATATTGAGAATATGTATTTGGAATTTGTTCATTTTCATTTTCATAATGACCTATAATATTTTCAAATGGTGAAAAGTATCTTGCTTGT